CGGCATGAGTTGCGCGGACTTTATAGGTACACTGTTTCTTGCGCGCGATGTGGCTCATTCGACGCACTTGAACACGCGCAGTTACGCAAAACATAAAGCGTTGCAGAAATTCTACACTGGTATCATTGACTTAGCAGATGATTTTGCTGAGGCATACCAAGGCAAATATGGCCTTATCGGCCCTATTTCGCTTATGTCGGCTAAGAAGACAAACAACATTGTCGAGTTTCTTGAAGGTCAAGTAGACGAACTGATGGAAATGCGGTATAAAGTCGTCGATAAGGAGTGTACCCCACTCCAGAACATTATCGACGAGATTTTTGGTCTGTATTACAGCACGCTGTATAAACTTAAATTTCTCGCATAAGGACGCGACATATGGAAATTTTACGCCCTCTTAACGACGCCGGTTTTGCTACTCAAAGCGTAGCTTACACTGGTACTGCCGGTTCGGTAACTGGCTGGAACGCTGGCCCGCAAGGCGTGCTGGTATGGTGTACAACTGACGCCTACATCCGCGTCGGTAACGGCGCCACAGCTACAACGGCTGACACGCCGCTGCCAGCCGGCACACCTGTACCGATTTACGTACCACAGCCCGGCGATGCTGGCGGCAATGGCGGCACATGGCGCGTCAGTGCTATCCAGATCAGTGCTGGTGGCACAATGTACGCAAAGCCGATCAACATCCGATGAGCTTTGGCAGCCCTGTCCGTAACGGTTTGGGCATTGGCCTGACCCCGTCTACCGCGCTTTCGTCTTTGCGTGTTGGCGGACGGCCAGCTATGTTTCTCAACTTTGTTGGCGCGACTGCTCTAAGCAGCAACGTCACGTTCTCACGCGGCAGCAATGCCACGCTGGTGGATAGCACGGGCAAGATCACTTACGCTCCGGCGAATTTGTTTTTGCAGTCGCAGACGTTTGCCACTAGCCCTTGGTTTACAAACAACGCATCAATAACAACCGACACAACAATAGCGCCTGACGGAACAACCACCGCAGATAAGTTGGTAGAAGACGCAACAAATAACATCCACCGCGTTGCTCAAGTCCCGACTATTACCGCTAATACACATACCGCTACGGTTTACGCAAAACCCGCAGGGCGAAATTGGCTTTATTTTGCTAACGCATCTTTATCGCGGGGTGCGTATTTTAACGTAAGCACTGGTGTTTTGGGGACGGTTGTAGGCGCTACAACAGCGACCATCACTTCAGTTGGTAATGGTTGGTATAGGTGTTCAATAACGTCTGACGCAAATGCGGGCGCTCAAAACTATTCTTGCTATGCAGCCAACGCCGACGCTTCTTTTAGCTACACAGGCGATGGCGTTTCTGGTCTATTCATCTGGGGCGCACAACTCGAACCAGTAACCTACCAGACCACCCCGTCCACCTACGTCGCCACAACGTCAGCGGCATATTACGGCCCGCGCTTTGATTACGACCCTGTAACGCTTGCGCCAAAGGGCTTGCTAATCGAAGAGCAGCGGACGAATTTGCTGACGTATTCGCAAGGAATTGGCGGTACAAACTGGTTGCCGGACGATCTTACGGTAACCGCTAACTCGATAGCCGCACCTGACGGAACGCTGACGGCGAGCACGCTTACGGATACTGCAACCAACTCAGACCATCGCATGATTAGCAGCGGTACTAACCCTAGCTTTACCGTGGGCGCGTCGTATACCTTAAGCGTTTATGTTAAAAATAACACTCGCAATTTTATCCAAGTCGTTTTCGGAACCGGCGCATTTAGCGCAACTGCCTACGCAAATTTTGATGTGGCAACTGGCGTATTAGGAACCGTTGGCGCTGGCACAACTGCGTCAATAACGGCAGTAGGTAGTGGTTGGTACCGCTGCACGGTTACAGCCACCGCCACAGTAACGGCGAGCACACCTATCTTTTTTGGTCTAATCACTTCTGCAACTGCTGTAAGGGCCGAATTATACGCAGGCACTGGGTCGTCGCTTTACGTCTGGGGCGCACAACTCGAAGCCGGTTCCTTCGCCACCAGCTACATCCCCACAGTTGCCAGCCAAGTAACGCGCAGCGCAGACGTTGCGACCATGACAGGCACGAACTTCTCAAGCTGGTATAACCAGAGCGAGGGGACGTTTGTTGCGGACTTTGACAAATACAGCACAGCCTTGCGGGGCGGCGTTTTGTGCGCTGGAAACATTAGTGGCGCAAGTGGAACGGGGATAACCATCGACGGCCAAAACAATGGAAAAGTCCGCGCATTTATCGAAAACGCAGGGGCTATCGAAATGTTAAATGCAACACTAGCAGATTATACTGCCAACACGCCAATTAAGGGCGCGGTAGCTTACGCAACCAACAATGCGGTTGGCGCGGCTGCGGGCGCGCTTGGGACTGTAGACACAAGTGTTGTCGTGCCAACCGTTGATAACCTCCAGATAGGGGCTATCCGCAACAATTCATTAGCCGCGCTGCTTCCACTCAACGGCCACATCCGCCAAATTGCGTACTACAACACGCGGCTTCCAAACGCCACGTTGCAGGCACTCACAGCATGACCGATCTATATCTTAAAGCACCCACCCAAGAGGACATGGACGCAGCTTTGCTTGAAGCTGGCGTGATCGACGACGAAGGCAATCCAATGAACGATTTCTTGGTTGACCAGATCGGGCCATTCACGAAAATCATTGGCTATGACGAAGAGGGCGAACCTATCGAGGAGTATTATCCCGACTGGCACACCAACCTTCGCGGCGATTTCGACGAAGAGCAGTTAGCTTTGCTGACGCCCTTAAGTGTTGAACCGCCCATCCCTTACAGGGTCTGGGCGTAACTGATATTGCCATGCTGCATTATTTGATGTAGTCTGGCCATTAACCGTACTGGTGCGGCACATCAGGAACTCCATAGGAGTTAAACATGGACGAAACAGTCCCCAACGTAGCGGATGCCTCCGCGCCAGAACTCGAAGCCACGGCAGCAATCGAGCCTGTAGAAAACACGACGCCGGAAACGCCTGTCGAACAGGAAGCAAATAAGTCCTTCACACAAGAAGAACTTGATGCAATTGTTGGCAAGCGCCTCGCAAGAGAACAGCGCAAATGGGAGCGCGAACAGGCTCAAAAAGCAGAGGAAATGCAGGCCCGCCAACAAGCGGTGCATGACATAACCCCTGAACAATTTGAGACTTATGAGGATTACGCAGAGGTTTTGGCCGAACGTAAAGCCGAAGAATTGTTGGCGCGGCGGGAAACCGCACGGCAGCAATCTGAAATGCAGGATGCCTACCATGACCGTGAGGAAGCGGCGCGGGACAAGTATGATGACTTTGAACAAGTCGCATACAACCCCAACCTTCCAATTACGGATTTCATGGCGCAAAGCATCCAAGCGTCAGAAGCAGGCCCAGACGTTCTATATTATCTCGGCTCAAATCCGAAAGAAGCTGATCGTATCGCCCGCCTAGCGCCAATTTTGCAGGCAAAAGAAATTGGAAAACTTGAGGCTTCATTGGCTTCAAATCCGCCGGTTAAAAAAACCTCAACCGCCCCGGCACCAATTGCGCCTGTCACTGCTCGTTCTTCTGGGTCAAACCAGTACGACACCACCGACCCTCGCTCGACTAAGTCGATGAGTACGTCGGAATGGATCGAAGCCGAACGGTTGCGACAGATCAAGAAGTACGAGGCACAACGCAACAGATAATTTGGGATTATTACCATGTCTAACTCGATTTTAACAATTGACATGATTACGCGGAAGGCTCTGGAAATTCTGGAGAACAACCTCGTACTCACACGTAACGTAAACCGCCAGTACGACGACAGCTTCGCTGTTGAAGGTGCTAAAATTGGCTCGACCCTGCGTATCCGTCTTCCAGACCGTGCGCTTGTAACTGATGGCGCAGCCCTTCAGGTACAGGACGACAACGAACAGTTCACAACGCTGACCGTTGCCAACCAGAAGCACATCGGCGTCAACTTCACATCTGCTGAATTGACCATGCAGCTTGACGATTTCGCAGAGCGCGTTCTCAAGCCACGTATCTCGCAGCTTGCTTCCAGCATCGACGCTGACGTTGCAAACGCGTATGCGACCATCGGTAACTCGGTCGGCACGCCCGGCACAACTCCCGGCACTTCGGCAGTTCTTCTTGCTGCACAGCAGAAGCTGAACGAAAACGCTGCGGTGATGTCGCCACGCTACGCCACCGTCAACCCAGCAGCTAACGCTGGCTTGGTCGAAGGCTTGAAGGGTCTTTTCAACCCAACCGACACAATCAGCAAGCAGTTCAAGAACGGCATGATGGGTACAGGCGTACTTGGTTTCGACGAAATCAATATGTCGCAGTCCATCAAGCAGTTCACCACTGGTTCGCGTACTGCAACCGGCGGTTCGACTTCGGCTGCTGTCACCACTGAAGGTGCAACAACTATCGCCATCACTGGCGCGGGTAACGCTGCTGTCGTCAAGGCTGGTGACGTGTTCACTGTTGCTGACTGCTTCTCAGTCAACCCACAGACCCGTGAAAGCACAGGTTCGTTGTTCCAGTTCGTTGCGTTGGCCGATGTCACGCTCAACGCTTCTGGCGCAGGCAGCATCACTGTTGCACCAGTCTACTCGGCTGGCCACGCTCTCGCCACCGTCAACATCTTGCCACAAAACAGCAAGGCAGTTGTATTCGTCGGCGCAGCGTCCACACAGTACGCTCAGAACCTTGTATACCACAAGGACGCTATCACCTTCGCAACCGCCGACCTTCTGCTCCCACAGGGCGTAGATATGGCTTCGCGTCAGGTGCATAACGGCATCAGCTTGCGCGTTGTTCGTCAGTACGACATCAACAACGACCGTATGCCTTGCCGTATTGACGTTCTGTACGGCTACAGCACGATCCGTCCACAAATGGCTGTCCGGATGTGGGGTTAATTTAACACTGGCCCTCGGTTCGCCGGGGGCCAACTTTTTTAAAGGATTTTTATTATGGCTCTTCCTAATGGTGCTGGCGGTTATCAAGTCGGCGACGGAAATCTTGGTGAAGTTACTCTTGGTACTTCAGCTATCCCTACTGCGTATACCGCAGCAGCTACACTGACCACAGCCGATTTGGCTGGTGGCGCAGTTGTTTACACTTCGAGCAGCACTGCTGACCTTACGCTTCCTGCTGTTTCGGTTGTAGACGCCGACATCAGCAGCGCAAAGACCAACTCATCGTTTGAGTTTTCTTTGGTTGCTACCAGCACTGGCGTTCCTACTATCGTAGTAGGCACCGGCTGGACTCTGGTCGGCGTTGGCACAGGCGTTGCATCGCGCAGCGTACTGTTCCGCGCAGTCAAGACAAGCGCGACGACGTACAACCTGTACCGTATCGCTGGCTAATGAGTTTGCCCCGGCTTTAAGTCGGGGCATCCTTTTCTGAAAGATAGTTTTATGGCTGTTATCTATCTCACTCACCCCCGCCACGGCGCAAAAGTTGCTATTTCTGAAGAAGAAGCACGCTGCGACGAAGACTATGGATGGGAAAGATACTATCCTGACGAGCCTGTAAGTGCTACAGTGAACGAAATGCCGGCGCGCAATAGTCGCCGCCGCACAACGCAGGAAGACTAAACGATGGAAACGGCGGGCGATATAATCAACGGTTCGCTTAGGCTTCTAGGCGTTCTGGCAGAAGGCGAAACTCCCTCGGCTGACACGTCGCAGGACGCACTGCGCGCCATGAACCAGATGATCGATAGCTGGAACACAGAGCGTCTGTCCGTTTTCGCAACCCAAGATCAAGTCTTCACATGGCCTGCTGGCGAACTGTCGCGCACGCTTGGGCCGTCCGGCGATTTTGTCGGCAACCGCCCCGTGTTGCTAAATGACGCTACGTATTTCAAAGACCCCGGAACCGGCGTTAGCTACGGCATTAAATTCATTAACCAGCAGCAGTATAACGGCATCGCTGTCAAGACTGTAACATCTACGTTCCCGCAAGTCATCTTCGTCAACATGACGTTTCCTGACGTTGAAATGTTCATTTACCCGCGCCCGACGCGCGATTTGGAATGGCATTTCATTTCGGTTGAAGAACTGACGCAACCCGCAACGCTTGACACAGTCCTGCATTTCCCGCCCGGCTACCTGCGTGCGTTCCGCTATAACCTAGCCTGCGAACTAGCACCTGAGTTCGGCGTCGAACCCGCACCGCAGGTTCAGCGATTGGCTATGGCATCTAAGCGCAACCTGAAGCGCATCAACAATCCAGACGACATCATGTCAATGCCGTACAGCCTTGTAGCTACACGCCAGCGGTATAACATCTTCGCAGGAAACTACTAATGAAGACGCCCTTACTGGGCAGCGCGTATGTGGCCCGTTCGGTAAACGCTGCCGACGCACGCATGATAAACTTGTTTCCGGAAGTTGTACCGGAAGGCGGCATGGAGCCTGCCTTTCTACAGCGTTGCCCCGGCCTGCTAAGACAGAAGACCATCGGCACCGGCCCGATCCGCGGGTTGTGGGCGCATCAGACACGCGGCGATGACTTTTACGTCGTGTCTGGCTTTGAAGTCTACAAAATGTCCAGCCTTACCGGAACGCCAGTCAAGCTGGGCGACGTGACCGGCACTGGCCCTGTATCCATCGCCGACAACGGCACACAGATATTCTTTGCCTGCAATCCTGACTCGTACATATATGACGAGTCAACCGACACGTTTGGGCAGATCACCGACCCTGACTTCCCCGGCGCGGTTACTGTCGGCTATCTGGACGGCTATTTTGTGTTCAACGAACCAAACAGCCAGAAGATTTGGGTGACACAGCTTTACGACGGCTTCCAGATTGACCCACTAGAGTTTTCCAGCGCCGAAGGCAGCCCTGATGGCGTCGTCGGTCTGTTGGTAGACCACCGCGAGTGCTGGGTGTTTGGCACGGACTCTACCGAAGTGTGGTACAACTCCGGCGGGTTAGACTTTCCGCTGTCGCCGATCCAAGGCGCGTTCAACGAAATCGGTTGCGCCGCGCCGCACTCCATCGCCAAGATGGATAACACTGTGTTCTGGCTGGGCGCTGACGCCCGCGGCCAAGGCGTCGTCTACAGGGCTGCTGGTTATAACGCCCAGCGCGTGTCCACGCACGCGATTGAATGGCGCATTCAAAACTATCTGAATATGAGCGACGCAGTAGGCTACACCTACCAGCAGGACGGTCACGCGTTCTATGTCCTGTCGTTTCCGTCCGCGGATGAAACATGGGTGTTCGACGCGTCTACCGGCGCATGGCACCAGCGGTCATCTTACTCATCCATCGCGCCGTCTGTGGGCGCGTTTAACGCTGAAGCGTTCTATTCCGGCGCGTTCTACACGGTGCTGCCGCTTACCCCGTCTGGTAACAGCGGCGTGTTCTCGCGTCACCGCAGCAACTGCCAGTGCAACTTCCAAGGCAATATCATTGTCGGCGACTACGCTAACGGCAACATTTACACGTTTGAGCTAAATGTTTTCGAAGACAACGGGATAGCGCAGCGTTGGCTGCGTTCATGGCGTGCGCTGCCGACAGGCCAAAACAACCTCAAACGTACAGCAAACCATAGCTTGCAGCTTGAGTGCGAAACGGGCGTCGGCCTGAACACTGGCCAAGGAAGCGATCCGCAAGCCATGCTTCGCTGGTCTGACGACGGCGGCCATACATGGTCCAACGAACACTGGGCGTCTATGGGTAAAATCGGTGCGACCGGCACTCGCGTCATGTGGCGCCGCCTTGGCATGACGCTGAAGCTGCGCGACCGCGTGTATGAACTGTCCGGCAGTGATCCTGTCCGCATCTACCTTACCGGCGCTGAACTGCTGTTGAGCGGCACGAATGCCTAACGACCAACTCACCCGCATCCCTGCGTCGCGTGTCCCGATTACGGACGTGTCAGACGGCACGGTGACGCGGGAGTGGTACAGGTATTTATTTAACCTTTTTACGATAACGGGCGGTGGTCAATCTAACTCAGCCGCCAGTTCGTCTTTCGGGCAAGACTTGGCTCCTGCGTATACGCCGCAGATTGACGCTAAACGTCACGGCGTGTTTTACGATACGACCACGCAATCCGCCGCAGTCATCAATACGGCGTATCCAATTACGATTAACTCCACAAGCATTTCTGATGGCGTCTACATTGGGTCACCTACGTCGCGTGTATATGTGGATCGCATAGGCACGTACAACTTTCAGTTTTCGGCGCAGCTTGTTAAATCGTCTGCCAGCGCCAAACACGTTTTTATCTGGTACAGGGTAAACGGTGTTGACGCAGCAAACTCGGCCACACAGGTAACTTTAGTTGGAAACGGCGCGGCAGTTGTCGCCGCATGGAACTTTGTGATAGAGTTAAACGCAGGTGATTATTTTGAACTGGTTTGGTCTACAGATGATACAGGTTGCCAAATTCTCGCAGCAGCGGCCAGCGCCCCTGTCCCCGCAATTCCGTCCGTCATCCTGACGGTAACTGATAACATTAATTGAGGTCTAGTTATGGCTGTTCTTGCTCCACAACCTAAAGCACAATTCTTCGATGCTAACGGTAGCCCGTTGGTCGGCGGCAAGGTCTATACCTATGCAGCCGGTACGACAACGCCGTTGGAAACGTACACCGACGAGTCAGGTGTTACGCCTAACACCAACCCAGTTATTCTGGACTCTCGCGGCGAATGTAATCTGTGGTTCTCCACCGCGTCCAGTTACAAGGTAGTCTTGGAAAGCGCGACTGGCACATTGCAGTGGACTGTCGATAACATCTCAACCTACGGTACTCTTGCCAGCCAGAACTCCAACAACGTAAACATAACCGGCGGTACAATCACGGGTGTAACCCTTACCGTCAACGTCGTCGGCGATGTGTCCGGCAACGCTGGCACGGTGACGAACGGCGTCTATCTGGACGCAGTGCAGACGGTAACAAACAAGACCCTTACCGGCATGGCTTCGGCATCAACCGTCAAAGACAGCCTTGGCACGGATTACACTATCGGTTTTCGCAGCATCCCGCAGAGCCTCAACACGACGGCGGCGGCTTCCGACATCGGAAAGCATCTGTATGTTTCCGCGACCACCACAGTCCCGTCGGGCGTGTTTGTGGCCGGTAACGAGTTTCTCGTTGTCAACAGCAGCGCCAGCACCGTCACGTTGACGCAGGGCGCCGGCACGACGCTACGGCTCGGCGGCACGGCCACCACAGGCAGCCGCACCATCGCGGCTTACGGTGTAGCTTCGGTGTTGTGCGTTGGCACTGAAACATTCTATGTCACTGGCAACGTAACCTGATAGGACCGGCCCATGCCAATTATCGCCACAAACATCATCCCCGCTAAGAACATAGAAAACGCGCAGACCACGCAGTATGTGGCGCCCAGCAGCACCACGACTATCATTGACAAGTTTACCGCTACCAACTTCAGCAGCGGCATGGTCAACGTGAGCGTCAACTTAGGCGCTGCGGGATCGGCAACGGGGAACGACAACTTGATCGTCAAGACGCGGACGTTGCA